GAGAGAGACAACGCCTGATGAAGCAGGGCAAGCTCTAAGACACTGGGGAACGGAGCTTAAGTTTGCATGGCCGCACGATGGCTATCAGCATGACAAAGGCTCAGGGAAGCAGCTGTCAGATCAGTACAAGAAAGCAGGCCTTAAGATGCTGAATGAGCATGCCACCCATCCCGAAGGCGGCAACGGTGTTGAGGCTGGCTTGATGGATATGCTTGACCGTATGCGTACAGGTAGGTTTAAAGTGTTCTCAACGTGCCCTGAGTGGTTTCAAGAGTTTGTGCTGTATCATCGCAAGGACGGCAAGGTAGTCAAGCTAATGGATGATCTTATGGCAGCTACACGCTACTCAATCATGATGATAAGACACGCTGCACCACTTCAGCCAGACAAACCAACAGAACTTAAATTCTCAAGCTTATGGAATTGATGACCATGAAGAAGACGAGGATTATCAGCGCATTCCCAGCCAGCGGTAAGACACATCTGTTCAACAATGGGTTTGATGGGAAGGTGATCATTGACAGTGATTCTAGTAAGTTCAGTTGGGTGTTAGATGGGGAGGGCATCCCAACACAGGAGCGCAATCCTGCATTCCCGGCAAACTATATAGAGCACATTAAGGGTCAGATCGGACTAGTAGACTACATCTTGGTCAGTAGTCATATAGACGTTAGGAAGGCTCTCGGTGAGTCTGGTCTCGCTTGGTGCTATGTATTGCCATGCGAAAGCCTAAAGCTAGAGTGGGTCGGGCGATGCTATGTAAGAGGGAGTAGCAAACAATTCATCGACTGCCTAATAAGCAATTGGGATGACTGGGTTTCAAGGAGTCACGAACACGACCCGAGAGGGGTGTCGCTGCTAAATAGTGGCGACCACCTTGTTGATTGTATGCGGTTTATTGAAACCCTAATCTATAACTAACCACGGAACTGACATGGTAGATTTCACGAAACTCACCGATGTGCTAGAGCTGCTCAACAAAGCTCAAGAGGCAGAGCATGACAACCGTGATCGTGTGCGTGAGATCACTCACTTCCTCAAGGACAAGGACGGGCAGTGGGAGCAGGATATAGTCCGGAAGATGAGCGGACGCCCTCGCTACACGTTCGACAAGGTTAACCCCATCGTCAAGAGCATATCGGGAGAGCTGAAGCAGGCAGACTTTGATATCCAAGTTAAGCCAGCAGGCGGCGAAGCCACCAAAGAGGTGGCCAAGGTTATTGATGGCTTGGTTCGTAACATTGAGAACGTCAGTAATGCATCGCAGGTGTTCAACGCATCAGCCCGTAAGATGATCGAGACCGGCTTTGACGCCTGGCGCGTGACTCAAGAATGGGCAGATGGTGACTCGTTCGATCAGGATCTGTTTATCCGTAAGGTTGCCAACGCTGTAGACCGGGTATGGTTTGATCCTGGTGCTGAGATGCAGGACATGTCGGACGCTCAGTATTGCTTCGTGCTCCAGGCACTGACTAAAGACGCATACGACGAGAAGTGGCCTAAAGGCTCAGGCATGTCGGTAGGTGAAGACAGGACCAGAGAGACCAATTGCAACAAGGTAGAGAAGGTTGTTGTAGGCGAGTTCCTATGGCGCAAGCCTGAGAAGATCGAACTAGTTCAGATGTCGAACGGCAAGGTTTATAAGGTTGACGACAAATTTAAGTCAGTCGAGAAGGAGTTGAAACAACTCGGAGTCACCGAAGAGAAGCGGCGCAAGCGCGATACATTCACTGTAGTCACCCGTAAGTTTGATGGTGCTGACTGGCTGGATGAAGAGAAGCGCACAGTATTCCAATGGCTCCCAGTTATCCCGACCTTTGGCAACTTTGAGATATCAGAGAACAAAGTGTTATACCAGGGTGTTGTCGATCATCTGATGGACGCTCAGAGGGTTCTTAACTACGCAGCGTCCAGGGATGTGGAAGAGGGTGCATTGGCCCCGCGCGATAAGATCATGATCACCAGGGAACAGGCTGTATCTGATGTCGCCACCCTTCAAACCATGAACACCAACGCCGATCCTGTCCAAACCTATACGCATGTTGATAACCAGCCGCCTCCTTTTCGCTTAGGTGGTCCCCAGATTAATGGAGGTCTACAAACAACCGTGGCCAACATGGGGCAGCACATCACTGAGGCCGGCGGTATCTTTGCAGCCAACATGGGGCAGCAGCTTGCCAATGAATCAGGGGTAGCGCTTGAGCGGCTACAGAACAAAGGCGACATATCCACGGTTGACTACTTCGAATCTCAAGAGATCGCCATCTGCCATACAGCCAAGATCATCATTGACGCACTCCCCAGAGCTATCGACACCAAGCAGCAGAGGCGGATCCTTAACGAGGATGGATCGTTTGATATGCAGACCCTTAATGACATCGTGATCGATGACGAGACAGGCGAAGAGGTGGCGCTAAATGACCTTTCAATCGGTAATTACGATGTGACTTGTTCGAGTGGCCCATCATTCCAAAACCGCCAGCAAGAGACCACGAAGGCAATTGAAAGCCTGGCCGCAATCGATCCATCAATCATCGCTCTTGGTGCTGATGTCCTGCTCAACAACATCCCAGCGCCTGGCATTGATATCCTTGCAGAACGCGCAAGGGCTAGGATGTTTGAGCAGGGTCAGATTCCAGAGAGCCAGTGGACTGATGACGAGCGGAAGCAGGTGCAGGAAGCGCAGGAAGCTGCAGCCCAGAATCCACCAGAGCAGAACCCTGTCGAGCAAGCGATTCTAGAGCAGACCCAGGCGCAGACAGCAGATGTTGTTAGCAAGGCACAGGAGCGTTCTGATAAGACAGATCTTGCTATTGATGGGTTGAGAATTAAGGAGCAGCAGCAAGCGATTGATGCTGAGCAGAGCGAAAACAAGCAGGAGATGGAGGCAGTCAAGTTCGCGCTTAACCGTCAAGATCAGCAATTCCAGCAGCAAATGGATCAGCAAGCACAGATTATCGAGTTGCTGAACACTCAGGCTCAGACACTCAAGACTCTGCGAGAGGCACAAGGCGTTGATGTGATCGTAGGACCACACACTCAAGAGGCGTTCATACAGCAGGCTGAGTTGGTAACAGAGGGTCAGGACGTAATCAGCGCTACACCTGAGACACAGCGTGTAACCGACGAGATCACAAGACAATAGTGTTTATTTGCCGTGATGTTGTATAATCACAGTTGATTTAACTGGTACGCGACCATATCGCGACTATAACCGCAAGGTGAACAAACATGGGTGAGCTACAAACTGAAGAGGCAGGTGCTGAATTACCAGCAGAGGCCGACGCGGGAACCGTCGAGAACGGGGCAGAATTAGCGACTGCTAGTGGAGAAAACCACGAACAAAAAACAGATGATGGTTTCAATCCAGAGACTGCAAAGAAAGCGATCGATAAACAGCATTTTAAGTTTAGAGATGAAGAGCGCAAGCGCTTAGCATCTGATAAACGAGCTGATGAAGCGGAAGCAGAACTGCGGGGACTCAAACAAGTCGATGACCCAGTTATTCCTCCTCCTGTAGATCCATATGCAGATGATTATGAGGAAATGACCCGGCAACGCGACGATGCCATTACGCGCAAGGCTCAGTTTGATTCGCAGCAGAAGTTTGCAGCAGATCAGGCTACCCGAACGCAAAACGAACAGATGCAGGCAGATCAGACGCGCATCGATGGGCTTGTAACAGAGTACAACGGTCGTGCTGTAAAGCTTGGTCTTGATGCGAGTGAAGTAGAACACGCCGGGGATACAGTGGTGCAGTACGGGATTAGCCAGGATTTGGCTCAGTTCATCCTTGGGGATGAGGAAGGCCCGTTAATCACTAAGTATCTCGCCGCCAACCCGCTTGAGCTTGATGCGTTAAGTCGCATGAGTCCAATGCAGGCGGCAATCCGCGTAAATGCTGATATTCGCACTAAGGCAGCATCGCTAAAACCGCAAATATCACAGGCTCCTGATCCGACTGAAGTCCTAAGTGGCCGCGGCGCACCAGCAGATGGTGCAGACCCTTGGCTATCAGGAGGTACATACAGCTAATGGAGGCCACTCATGGCTAACAATTTTGACAGTAATTTTACTCGAAAGCTGATGGATGTCTTCATCCCGGCCTTTGAGTCTGAGCGGGTGTTGTCGGCTAACGTCAATACTCAATTATTCGCAGGCAAATTCACAGGCAACACTGGCGACACGATTGATGTAAGTCGTCCGACTGACTATGTGACTGTCCGTACAGACACGGGTGACGTTTCTGGTGAAACTAAGTCAGATATCATCACTGGCAAGGCAAGCGCGGTGGTTCAAAAATACTTCACTTCTTTCGTTGATTATGACGAAGCCGATGAAGCGATCAAGATGGGCAACCTTTCTGAATTGCTGGCACCGCTTGCAACTCGGATAGTCACCGATTTCGAGCTAGATTTCGCTCGGTTCATGAAGAACAATTCAGGGCTGTTATCAGGCGTTGTTGGTACGAAAATCGATGCTTGGGGCGACATTGCTAACGCAGGCGCAGTTCTTGAGAC